TTGAAAGTCTTAAATTGGCAGAAAATTCATTGGCAGATGCAGGTAAAAATATATCTGCTATTGAAAAATCTATGGAACAATTGCGCCCATTGTTGCAACACGTTAAATATTATCAGCAAGGTTTAGAAAAAACTTTAGCAAATCATAATGGAGATATACAATACAAAACTGATTACGATAATCAAATGATTAAAGTATATGATCCAAACATACTGACAGCGTACAATATTTATAAGAAAAGCGGTGCAAGTGGATTAAATAAATTTGTAATAGAAAGTTTACCGCCAAGTGAAAAAAATAGCCCTCAAGCTATTGCAAACAAAAAACAAGAATTGTCTAATGGTTTGACTGAATACGACAAACTTGTCAAAGGGGGTTTATAAAATGCCTGATGATTTTGATATTGGTGGTTTTACAAAAGCCTTGGGTACAGGTTCTGCGCCAACAAGCCCTGAACCTACGCGTCCACAACAAACTAAAAATTATGTTTCTGATGAATTGTTAAATAGTTTAAGACGTGTTGAAAGTGGAAAAGACCCTTATGCTGTTAACAAAGAAACTAAAGCAATGGGGCCATATCAATTTATGCCTGATACAGCATCTATGTTGCATAGACAAGGCGTTAAATTTAATCCTTTTGATGAAGAACAATCAAGGGAAGCGGCACGCCATTATTTAAATACTTTAATTGAAAAAAACGGTGGTGATGTAAACAAAGCCTTGGCACAGTATGGCGGTTTTGTAACTAAAGACCCTAGTAAATATGTTAGTAATGTATTAGGTGGTCAACAAGCACCTCAAATGCAACAAACGCAACAACAAGCACCTCAATCTGGTGAATTTGATTTAGGTGGATTCAATAAAGCATTAGTTACAGAAACTGCGCCAGAACAATTAAAAACTCAATTAACACAAAAACAAACAAACGTACAACCGACTACAAAAGAAGGTAAACCTTTAACTGCTAAAGAAAAATCTAATTTGCAATTAAAGGAAATGTTTGGTGAAAATGAAACATTAGGTTCTTTTGGTGCTGGTTTAGGTAGAAACATCAGTACAGGCGTTGGCGCACTTCAACAATTGGTTGGTAAAGGCGTTGAACAATTTGCACCTGAAACAGGTCAAGCTATACAAGCAAACGCATTGCAAAACATTCAAAAAGCAAAAGAACAAACTCAAGCGGATATTGAAAAAAATCCAAATGCGGCTATGGCAGGAGAAATGACAGGTTTTGTTGTTAATCCAGTAAACAAATTAATTCCCGGTTTTGGTGGCCCTGCTCAATCTGTTTTGGGTGGTGTTGTTAAAGGTGCTGGTCAAGGTGCAGTTGCTAATGTATTAACTACGCCAGTATTAGATGAAACAAAACCTTTTACTACACAAAAATTAGAACAAGGTGCGTTAGGTGCGGCATTTGGTGGCGCATTTGGTGGTGCTTTGAAAGTAGCAACATCTGCTATTGGTAGCGGTTTAGAAAAAATTTCACAACTTGGTGGCAAGATATTACCGCCAGAACAAGCAACAACAACAGCAACAAATTTGATCAAACAGTCTGGTATAGATCAAACTAAAGTTACGCCTATTTTTTATAACGGTTTAGTTGAACAAGCTAAGCAAGCATTACAAACAGGTAATTTAAATCAATTCAAAACATACGCAAAAAACGCTAGTGATTTTGAAAGTTTGCCAATCAAAGTACCTTATTTAAAAGGACAAGTAACCCGTGATCCGATGCAATATGCAATTGAACAAAACTTGCGTGGCATTCAAGGCGTTGGAGAACCTATTCAAGCCATAATGAAACAAGCTAACACGGCTTTGTTGCAAAACCTAGATGCGTTTGGTGCTAAAAATGCACAACCTGTTGTTGATAGCGGTAATTTTTTAAGAAACACATTAAGAAATGCTGATGAAATTGATGCAACAAAAGTTCGTGAGGCATATCAAAGATTTAAAGATTCAACAGGTAAAGACATAGAAGTACCGTTAAGCGGTTTAGCACAAGATTATGCTCGCGTTATTAAAGATTATGGGCGATCAACTTTACCTGAAGGCGTAAGAAACAATCTTGAATCTTTAGGATTGATAAAAGGTAAACAACTTAAAGTTACTACTATTGAAGATGCTGAAAATTTAATTAAAAATATCAATCAAAATTACGATAAAACTAAACCAGTACAAGTTAATGCGTTAGATCAATTGAGACGTTCTGTTGAAAATACAATTAGAGAAGCTGGTGCTAATTTGCCTGGCGAAGCAGGCGCAGTAGCAAGAGAAGCTAGACAAGTTGCATCAGAACGTTTTAAAACGATTGAAAGCATACCTGCATTGAGAGATGCGTTAAAAGGTAAAGAACCTGATAAATTTGTACAAAACCATATTTTGCAAGGCAATGTAAATGAAATAACTAAAATGGTTAATTATTTGCAAAAAAATAGTCCTGAAACATTAGCTCAATTGAGAAGCGATGTATTAGGTGTTATTAAAAATCGTGTTACAAATAACGTTTCTGAAGCAAATGCACAATTTAGTCAAGCTGGTTTAAAACATTTTATCGCTGATGGTTCTTCATCTCTGTCAAGATTAGAACGTTTTTTATCAACTGAACAAATTAATGGTTTAAAAGCTCTTAATCGTGTTGCTGAAAACATTCATGTTGAACCTGTAGCATCAGCAGTTAATAAATCAAATACAACTGCCGCCGCGGCTAATTTAGTTAAGAAAACAATTAATGCAGGCGCGTTAAACGATTTATTGGGTTATGCGGCAGGAGTTAAATTCCCCATTATTGGTGGATTAATTTCTCAAGGTGGTAAAGCGTTGCAACAAAGTTCACAAGCTAGTAAAGCTAGTGGGTTAGTTGAACAAGCAATTAATCCTCAAGCATTACCGCCAAGTACGCCTTTAAATATGTTGGGCAAGCCTGGTGCATTAGGTGCAGGTACAGCTAAATCGATCATTGAACAACGTAATCGTGAATTTGAACAACAAAATAGGTAATTAAAATGGCAGTTAATCTTTCCCCTGTAGGCAATGGTTTTCAATTTTTATCAAGCACAACGCCTAATGTGCCTCTAGCAGGTGGGTATATCTATACCTATCAAGCAGGCTCTAGCACGCCTCAAGCGACTTATACAGACAGTACAGGAGCAACAGCTAACACTAATCCTATTGTTTTAGGCACAGACGGCAGAACGCCTAGCGAGATTTGGTTTTTAAGTGGCTATAACTACAAATTTGTATTAACTGATTCATCTAACAATGTAATTCAAACATTAGATAACCTATATGGAATTATTGGCACAACACCTAGCGTATCAGCCGTACCAGCAGGCGGAATCATTATGTGGAGTGGCTCTATTGGCTCTATACCTAGTGGCTATGTGCTCTGTAACGGCTCTAGTGGTACGCCTGATCTCAGAGATCGTTTTGTTGTAGGCGCAGGTAATTCTTATTCTGTGGGCAACAACGGAGGATTCGCGTCTAGCGGTGTTGTTACTAGCTCAGGAACAAATAACCCTCTTTACTATGCGTTAGCTTTTATACAGAAGACATAACATGAACGAAATCGATCCAATTCAATATGGGCAACTGATTGCTAAAGTTGAAATGCTTGAATCACAGGTATCGGAAATGTCTACAGACATAAAAGCACTTTTGGCTATGGCTAACAAATCTAAAGGTGGCCTGTGGGTAGGCATGACCTTAGCATCGTTGTTTGGTGGGTTAATTCATTTTGTTGGTGAGAAACTTTTAAAATGATTGAATTAGTTGCTCTATATCAAGGGTGTAAATTAGCACATGAAGGCATAAGGAATGCTGTAGAGATATATCAACAATTCAAGGAAGATGGCAAGGATGTTTCTCAGATTGTTGGCGAAATAACTAGTCATTTAGGTAAGTTTTTTCAACACAAAGAAGATTTAGTTGTTGCTGAAAAAGAGGCAAAAGATACACCTAAAGTTAACATAAATGTAAATGAAGAAGCAATGAATCGTGTCATGCGTACACGTCAGTTACAACAAATGGAAACTGAATTGCGTGAGATGATTATTTATCAAATTGGACTGCCAGGCCTTTGGGAAGAATTCGAGAAAATGCGTCAAGTTGTGCAAAAAGAACGCAATGAACTAGAAAAACAAAAAAAAAGGCTATTGAAATTGCTAAACGAAAACGTGAGATTCTTATTGAGAAATATTCTGTTCGTGCCGCTATATGTGTATCGGTTTTAGTTTGGACGTTGACATTGGTTTTGGTTGAATACAGCGTTTATCGCAGTTATCAAAAATCTAAATATCATATTGAGGATTGACTATGGATTGGTTAAAAAGTATTGCGCCTACGATAGCAACTGCATTAGGTGGCCCTTTAGCAGGTTTAGCTGTCAATGCTGTATCGTCTGCACTAGGCATCGATCCTGAAAAAGTACAAGAAACGATTGAATCAGGCAAACTTAGCGCAGATCAAATAGCATCTATTCAACAAGCAGAACTAGCTCTTAAAGCTCGCGCACAAGAATTAGGTTTAGATTTTGCTAAATTAGCTGTAGATGATAGAAAATCAGCTAGAGAACTACAAGCAACAACCCGCAGTTTTATTCCCCCAGCTCTTGCGATTCTTGTTACAGTAGGGTTTTTTGGAATATTGGTAGGAATGATGTTAGAGACTTTTAAAACAAGCGATGCTTTGATGTTGATGCTTGGGTCACTAGGAACAGCATGGACAGGAATCATTGCCTTTTATTTTGGGTCATCAGCAGGTTCACAAGCAAAAGATGATTTACTTCACAAGAGTTCTCCAACAAAATGACTATTCTTACTAAAAACTTTACACTTGAAGAACTTACACATACAGAACACAGGGAGTTTAGCAATGAACCTAACGAATCTGAAAAAGCAAATCTTATGCGCCTTGCAGTTTTTCTTGAACAAGTTAAAGAATTACTGGGCAACAGGCCGATCATGGTTAACAGCGCGTTTAGGTCAAAAGCCGTAAACGATGCAGTCGGGTCAAAAGATACCTCACAGCATAGAGTAGGCTGTGCGGCTGATATTCGAGTGTTTGATATGACACCTGATGAGGTTGTTAAAACTATCATTGCAAGTGATTTACACTATGATCAATGTATAAGAGAATTTGATAGATGGACACATCTGTCTGTACCTAATCACCCTGATGACAAACCTAGAAAACAAGCATTGATTATCGACAAAACTGGCACAAGAATTTATTCATAAAGGACATTAACATGGCAACAAAATTTACACTTACTAAAGGTGAAAAAAGACAAGACAACGATACACATTATGTTGTCAAAAAAGAATTCCAAAAAGAGCGTGAGCACGTCATGGCACTTGAAAAAGAATTAAAAGCACACGAAAAGACTGACATCACTCACGCGCACCCTAGACATAGCCCTAGCGCAACTGCAAATCAGCCTACAGCAGGCATACCAGCATTACGCAAGGGGTAAGTGTTTCTTTAGGTACAGATCAGTTACAGGCACACCGTGAGGCCATTGATCTGTTAACAAAAGGTAATGCAAGGTTTTAAGATGAGCGTTGAGCCACAGGTCTTGACGTTCATCTTTTGACAACTTGTTACCTGTATCTATTTCCGTATGACAGCTCTGGCATAAGGCGGCAACATAGTTATCGCTTGCTTTGATGCCTCGACCTTTACCGCCATGCCAGTTAGAGTGTGCCGCTTGCGACAGATAATGACCGCAATTCTGGCAATTGAGGCTTGCGACTACTTCCAATAAGCGTTTCGAGCGTACATATTGAGTCTTCAAGTAAGATTTCGTGTGTGCTGTATCTGTGATCTTGTGTACATCTGTATCGTCTTCTTTTCGTGTTGTTGTCATTGTGTCTTGTCTCAAAAATTTTACCATTCCTACCACATACAGGGCATTTCATTATTCGTGTGACCTTATAGCTAATCGTTCAGATGCTTCTCTAGTGCGCCATACATCAATGTGTAGACGCGATGATTCAATTTGGAATTTTAAGGTTTCTTCTTCATTGACTGCTAAGATTAAATCATCAATCAGCGCAATGTAAGTAGGGTTAGCGAGAGCATCCCTTTCTTGAGCCGCAACCTGAGTAACGCCACTAGCAAATGCTTGTTGCATCAAGATTGCTTTGGTGGTCTTTAGTTTTAATTCAAAACCAATTCTGTTAGATTTAGCATTAGCATAATTAATTGCATAATTACCAATAAATGCCGCGTGTTGTTCAGGACTCATGTGTTTTTCTCTACTGGTTGCGTCAATGCTTGTTTAATAGCTGTAATACAGGCGTACATCTGTGGTTCAAAGTCTTCTAGTATCCAGCCTTCCATGTTGAGCTGTTCAAGCAATATAAGCGACATTTCTAATGCTTTGTCTTTTGTCATTTTTCTTTTTCTCCAGCCTATTGCAATGTTTCGATCAAAGCCCAAAATAAAACCCCTAGCATACAAATTAAACAAATCAACCCAAATAAAGCTAAAACCATAAATACTGTACTCATTCTGATTCCTTAATTAAAACTTCAACAAAAGCATCACCATAAACCTTAGTTGCGTGTAAAGAAATAACTTGTGTATCGTCTTTATAAATAATTGTGTTCATGCTGTCTAAAAACGCTTTGCAAATATTATCAATGTCAGGTTTCTTTGCAGGCTTCTCTAAGCCTTCTAAACAGGCTTCTGTACGCTTTTTAGAGTAGCTTTGAGGCACAGGTATTGATATGTAAATAAATGCCTCTAAAGGCGTTAAAAGAGGTTCAGAAGAACCCATAGCTTGACGAGCTGAAAAAGCTATCTTTTCTTCATAGCTTTTAGTTTTGTCATCTGTGTAAGTAGTTACAAATTTACCTCTCCTAGCAAAGCGAGGTCTACCTTTGCCTTGGGGTGCGCCTTCTACTTTAAATGTTATTTGCATCAATTTCTTTAATCCTTTGAGCAACTGCACTTGATAGTCCTAAAAACATTCCTGTTTGATCTTGTTCTAATTCTTTAACTCTTTGCCTTACATAGTCTAGCCATCCTTCATGTTTAGATAACTTAGCATAGTAATCAACAATGTCAATATATTCAAACACTTGCTTTCCTTTTAGACATAGCTACCCCAAGGGTGAGTAGCACTCACACCAAGCCCATTAACGAAGTTAACTAGCTTCCTCAGAGAGATGCGATTCAATCGATTAGAGTCTTGTCTCACCTTGTTCTCTAATCTTATGTGATACCTCGCACACAGTTCACGAAGGTTATCAACAGGGTGATGTGTTGCCTTATGTTTTCTTCCTAGCCATCCATGTAGATGCTCTGCTATCGTGAGGAGTACGATCTGCAAAAGAAAAAACCCCATAATTCACTCTGTGGTCTTGGCTCTTGGCGAGAGCAACAGCAAGGCGATTGAATGATGTCAAAAGACTCGCTTGCTATCGTACAAGACCACACAATAAACTATGGGGTTCTATAGAAACAACATCATTCATCACCTAGATGCCACTCTAGATAATTCAATTATAACTCAAGTTAACAATTTAAAAACCATTCAGGGTGCAATAACTGCAATTGCCATAGTCTAGCTTTAGGAATGTGTTCCCATTGCGACACAGCACAGCGAGAGATACCTAGTATCTTTGCAAGTTGATTAGCGTTGCCTGCAAATTTAATTGCTTGTTCTTTAGTCATAACTAAATGTTAACACATATTAACAATAAAACTACAGTTTGTTGTAAACAGGATAAATCTATGTTAACATCCCTT